CGGACAAGATCAAGGAGGCCAACATCCGTCCGATCTGGAAGGATGACGAGCTCTTCGCTCACAAGGTCACCCTTGAGGCCTCCGCGGATCAGTACGCTGTTATTGACGCCGTTCGCCGTGCCAGGAAGAACTACAAGGGCTCCGGATCCCCGGTTCTCTACACCACCAACGAGTTCGTCTGCAACCTGCTCGAGCTCCGCGACAAGAACAACCGGTACGTCTTCCAGACCCCGCAGAACATCTCCACCAGTCTGAACGTCTCCGACCTGGTCGAGGTCGAGGTCATGGAGGGCGCCGAGCGTGAAGAGGGCGGCAAGCGCAAGCTGCTCGGCATCATCGTCAACCTGGCCGACTACACGCTTGGTGCCGACAAGGGCGGCGAGGTCAACTTCTTCGACGACTTCGACCTGGACATCAACCAGCAGAAGTACCTGCTGGAGACTCGTTGCTCCGGCGCGCTGACCAAGTACAAGAGCGCTCTGGTCATCGAGCAGAAGACGGCCTGATTCGTCAAAATGGCTAAGTTCTTCGGAAAGATCGGTTACGGCGAGTCCGTACAGGTCAAGCCCGGGGTTTGGCAGGACAAGATCACCGAGAGATCGTACTACGGCGACGTCACACGAATGATGAAGCAGTACGTCTCGACCGACAAGGTGATTCCGGATCTCCGCACGAACAATCAGATCCGCATTCTCGCGGACGCGTTCGCTCTGGAGAACTTCACGGCCATCAAGTACGTGGAATGGATGGGGGCTCGCTGGTCCGTCAGCAATGTCGAGGTCGCACGCCCCCGTCTAGTCCTCGACCTCGGAGGGGTGTACAATGGGCCGACTGCAACTCCATGAGTCTTTGGTTGGGGCCCTTGGCTCGGACCATGTGTACTACCAGCCACCGGAATCGGTCAAACTCGTCTACCCGTGCATCGTCTATCAGCGCAACAACGCTTCTCCGTATTACGCCGATAATGTGCTGTGGTGGAACTTGATCGGGTATCAGGTCACGGTCATCGATCGTGATCCGGATAGTCCCGTGAACGACAAGGTGGCCGCAATACCGACGGCTCGATTCAGCCGCTTCTTCGCGACTGAGGGCCTCAACCACAATGTGTTCACCATCTACGCTTAGGAGTATGCAGCATGACTGCCCTAACCTGGGACCAGGATGGCGCTCGCGTCTACGAGACCGGTGTTGACCACGGCGCTCTGTACGTCGTGGACGCTAGCACCGGCAAGTACGGCAAGGGCGTGGCCTGGAACGGTCTCACCAAGGTCACCGAGACCCCGTCAGGCGCCGACATCTCTGATGTCTACGCAGACAACATCAAGTACCTCTCCCTCCAGGCCGCCGAGACCTTCGAGGGCACCATCGAGGCTTACACGTTCCCCGACGAGTTCATGGCCTGTGATGGCACCGAGGCTGCCGAGGCCGGAGTCTACCTCGGTCAGCAGGCCCGTGCGAAGTTCGGTATCGCCTACCGGACCGTAAAGGGCAACGACACCAAGGGTAACGCTTTCGGCGAGAAGATCCACGTTCTCTATGGTCTGACCGCCCAGCCTTCTGAGCGCGCGTACAGCACGATCAACGACTCTCCTGAGGCCATCAGCTTCTCCTGGAGCGTCAAGTCGACTCCTGCCGCGGTCACCGGCCACAAGCCTGTTTCCGTCGTCACGCTCGACAGCACCGTGCTCACCAGCGCGAAGTACAAGGCCGCCACGGAGACGCTGTTCGGCAAGTCCGACGCCGAACCGAAGCTTCCCACACCGGACGAGCTCATCACCATCATCAAGACTGCGGACTGAGATACGCCTGCGCCCTCGGTCGATCGCAAAATCCCGAGGGCGCAGCGCCTCAATAGGAATGCACATGCTTACACTTCAGATCCACGGGGAGGAGAAGTACGACGATGTGCGCAATCTCTTCATTCCGGGAATCGTCACCGAGCTGAAGCTCGAACACAGTCTTCTGTCTCTGTCAAAATGGGAATCGATCTGGAAAGTTCCCTTCCTTGGTAATCGAGAGCGCACTGCCGAGCAGTCGCTCAGTTACATCGAGTGCATGACTATCGGACGTGTCAACCCTCTGGCGTACTCTCATCTCACACCAGAACACGCCCAGAAGGTTGCCGACTACATCAACGACCCGATGACCGCGACGACATTCCGAGATCACGGTCCGGGATCACGAGAGATCATCACTTCGGAACTGATCTACTACTGGATGGCTACTTTCTCCATTCCGTTCGAATGTGAGAAGTGGCATCTGAACCGCCTCATGACTCTGATCCGTGTCTGCGGCGAGAAGAACAAGGATCCTAAGAAGATGAGCCGGGCCGAGATAGCTCGTCAGAACCGTTCGCTTAATGCGGCCCGTAGAGCGAAGATGGGAAGCAAGGGATGATCACAGGAACCATCTCCGGGAAGTCCAACCCTGGGTCAACCGTCGTTGTGGATGTGGTTAACGGGTCTTCTACATCTCTCACCACGATCGATGGAAACATCAACATCCAGGCCGTGGGATCCGAGGGCGCTTACACCCGAATCTACGTCTACTACGCGGACAATACGAGCGCGAAGTACACCGGAACCCTCAGCGAGAAGCGACCGATTTCGTTCAATGCGACCAAGAACACCGGGGGTGGCGGAAACGGTAATGTTCTCATCCTGCCGGTCGGCGGTGAGGTTCCCTCGGGGACGCCGTCGAACACGGTGGTCGTGCGTAGGACCGTCTGATGGCCATGCGAATCCGTGGATCCGTACACAGCTCGGATCCGACGAAACCGCTCAGCTATACGGGTGCGTTCAAATCCGGCGACTGGGGGCTCCTCGTCGTGGCCGGGCAGTTCGGAACGCAGGGGGATGCCACGCCTGCGGGCTGGACCGGCATTTACGACACGGACAAGAAAGGCGAGAACTGGATTCGCTCGACCACAGTAGCGGTCCACAAGGCCCAGTGGGGGACCGAATTCCGCAACATCAACTGGGGGTCCAAGAACGCCGAGTATAAAGGACGCCAGTGCGCGTATCTCGTCGTGATTGACGGATCCACGATCGACAATATGGAGCTCGAGGCGATCCACAGTACCGAGAACGCCCAGCTTATAAGCGACGTCCCCTGCTTCGGCATCATGACGATGCATGCCTCAGCCGCCGAGGGTATCATTACTTTTCCCACCACTACGACTATTGTCACGAACGGCGCTTGGGGAAAGAAGACCGACGCGAGTTGGAGCTCGATCGCGGTTAATTACGCCACGACTCCTTTCACTGCGCCGGCAGGCGGAACCGTCGCCAAGAGTCGCACATTCGTCAAGGTCACGGAGCACGTCGAGCAGGCGACCGAAGACCCGACGATGGCTAACGGTACGCGAGTGGAGTACTTCGTCTGGTCCGGTACCGAGGCGATCTCGTGCGTTAGCATGAAAGCGATCCCTTACGGATCTCGCTCTGTCGAGGAGATGCTCAAGACCCCGAAGTTCTTCGTGGCCCATCGAGGTGGATCTGCATCCTGGCCGGAGCACACAGAACGTGCGTATTCGCAGTGTCCGATCTTCAAGTGCCACGGCCTTGAGATGAGTTGCGGACGGTCGAGCGACGGCGTGTGGTTCGGATGTCACGACCAGTCGCTTTCGCGGCTTGTTCCAGCGCTCACTAAGCCTGTAGACCAGTACACGTGGGCGGAGATCAAAGCGGCTGCTTCTCAGACCGAGAACATGCCAGCCAGACTCGACTGGTTGATCGAGCACTACATCGACACCCACGTTCTCGTGGTCGACCCGAAGTACAATACGGGAAAGTGGAAAGAATTCCTGGCGGTCTTCAAGGGACTGGAGAACAAGATCATCTTCAAGGCATACGGCGACACGCAATGGGCGTTCGACCCGATTCGAGCCAAAGGTGTGAAGACGTGGGGGTATGCTTACGCCGGCGACAAAGACAAAGCCTGGTATGCGAACTGGGCCGCGGGGAAGACCTGTGATGTTCTCAGCATGGAGTACACCGCGCCGCAGGATATCTGGACCGCGCTCAAAGCCTCGGGCAAACCGCTAGTCTCACACATTCCTACTGTTCCCGAATCCGTCAAAATGGGTTGGGACAAGGGGGCGGACGGTACGATCTGCTCAAACCCAAAGGCATGCATGCCTACGTGTGCATGAGAGGAGGATGGATTGACTGTAGCTTCGTACGCTGCTAGCTGTGCTAGATACTATGCTGATGACGCAAACATCGGATACAGTCAGCCTGAACGATGGACCTTCTACGACCAGTCCGACTGGGACGGTTGGTTCCACGGAATCGCAGCCAACGCGGATTGCTCGGCGCTTGTCGCGGGATGCTACAACCTGGCTGCCCACCACGAGTGGGGCGAGCCTTTCACCGCGGGATACTTCCCGAAGTCTACCTGGACCGGATCCCTTCGGGAGGAGTGCGCTCAGCGCAACTTCGCGGATATTTCGGACTCATGGAACGGTAACGAGCCTGACGGCGGCTTCGAGGTTGGCGACATCGTCCTGAGCGAGGCTGCTTCCGGAGGCCGTGGGCACGTGGCCATCGTGACCCAGACCGGCCCGACGGTTCTCGCAGAGGCCTGGATTGCAGAAGACGGTTCCATCGACGGCTACGCCGGTGACCAGACTGGTGGCGAGGTTCGCACGATCCTCTACAACGACCACCCGTACACCAACGGAGACGCCTGGACCCACTGCCTTCGCCGCAGGGACAACCACGTCTCCGTGGGCGACGGCACACGTTCTGCGAGCTCCAGCTCTTCGTCCTCGAACGATTCCAGTCCTTCAGCCACGAGCATCCAGGATGCAGTACTGCAGGCCGCCGACAATGTCGGTTGTCCGTGGTGGGCGGCTCTTGCCTGCTTGTGGATGGAGACCGGTTTCGAAGGGGCGAACATCTACGGAAACGACGCTGGTGGAGCCTGTTCCGGGTGGGGCGAGGTCACGAAGGAGAACTTCGAGAACGACTTCTGGCCCGTCGTTTCGAACTGGGGCACGTCCAACGGCGTCGGCCCTCTGCAGGTGACTTACAACGGCTACTTCATTCAGGATCCGAACCGTGCTTGGTGGGATCCGGTGAAGAGCGCGGAAGTCGGTTGCACAATTCTGCGCGATCTGATCGCTTACGAGGGCGATTCATACGAGGACCTTCGTAGAGTCGGGTCTCGTTACAACAGCGGAAATGCTTCAGGTGCTTACGACTCCTACGGCGTTCCGTTCTCGCAGCACTGTGAATGGTGGTACAATCACGGCCGTCCTTCAGGCGGCGGAGAGGAGTCATGGATGAGTGAGGGTGTCGACATTCTCAAGGAGATGAACGCTCGCCTGATCGAGATCTCGGACCAGACCGGTTCCGGCATCGCGGGTCGCCGTTTCGACGGCCCCCTGGTCGGTTGGTTCAAGACCGTGAGCGGCCAGCTCTCCACCCTGAACGACAAGGTCGACGCGCTGTCGGCCAAGCTCGACCAGAAGTGATCTGAGGAGGTCCAGCCATGCCCACGGGCAAGTTCAGCGGGCGTTTTCCCGCATGGTCCGTCGTTCAGGTGGACTGTCTCGACGGCGACACCTTCGTCAAGTTCGTGGACGGCACCGGGCGTCTGACCGGTCAGGTCGATTACCGCGAGAAGCCTTACGCTCGCGTTTGGTGTCACGTCGGCATGGCTGAGGCCTATCGTCTCGTTGCGCTCGACGCGTCCAGGGTCACAGATGTGTCTCTGGATGTGCCGGGCGCCAACGGCGGCGACACGAAAGAGCTCGAGCGACAGATAGACCTACTGGCCCAGGACGCTTCGCCGTTCGTCAAGGGGCACAGGTACTACAGCCCGGTCACCTACTTCTGGCCGGACTATTACAACGGCGCGACGTCAAAATGGAATAGAACTCTCGGATACGGCTCGTCCCTCGGCGTTGTTATCATGAACCGGAACAGCGGAGACTGGGAAACGTTCGACGCCGACTTCCAGAAGCAGGCGGCCAGAGCGCTTTCCGCCGGAGCTAAGCGCTGCGTCTTCTATGTCAAGACACAATACGGCGTTGCCGAGCTTCCGAAAGACGACCCTGCTCGCGCGGGAGTACCTGACGTTGACAAGTACACCCAGGACTACATCCTCCAGCAGATCGCCTGGGCGAAGAAGAACTATCCGAACGAATGCCAGGGGGTCTTCCTCGATGAGGTGGTCAACGGCTGGGGCGCACAGGCGCCCAGACTCGACTGGTACAGGCAGCTGTTCGAGAAAATTCGCGATCTTTACGGCAAGCAGTTTCTCATCGTCATCAACACCGGGTCGAACATCGCCGATGACTTCGTCAGCGCGGATTTCGACATCTGCATGTGTTTCGAGGAGAAGGCCGAGACCTACCTCAAGAACGATGCGGCGAAGCCTGTCATGACCGATAGGATGATGCAGGAGCCGGCCACTCGCTGGTGGCACGTTGTCCACGACGTCACCAAGGACAACTACCAGAAGGTCGTGAACCAGGCGGCGTCTCTCGACGTGGCGCACCTCTACATCACCGACGGCCAGCTCGTCAAGGGGGAAGGCGGTCAGTGGAAGCCTGAGGTGAATCCATATCAGAATCCCCCGAGTGAATGGCTTATGCCTCTCACGATCGCATGGGTCAACGGCTACCTGGACATCCTTAATCGGGTTATAGCTCTGGAGGCCAAGCAGAAGTGAGCGTCTCGCTCTCGCTCGACGGCAAGTTCGTCAAGACCGAGGCGTGGCTCACCAGGCTCAAAGAGCAGGAGTACCTCGACGTACTAAAGGACTGCGGTCAGCGGGGTGTGGATGCATTGAGCAATGCCACCCCCGTTGACACGGGCCTCACCTCGCAATCATGGACCTATAACATCGAGAAAGGGTCCGGTGTCGGCCGTATCGTGTGGTCGAACACTCACGTCGTCAACGGTGTCAACATCGCCGTGATTCTCCAGTACGGACATGGCACCGGAACAGGCGGCTATGTCCAGGGCAGGGATTATATTAATCCGGCCATGCAGCCCATATTCGACGAAATCGAGCAGAGAGTGCTCAAGGTGGTGAATTCCGTATGAGTACCATTGAAGATAAAGTCGTATCCCTGAAGTTCGACAACAAGCAGTTCCAGTCAGGAGTTGCGGAGTCTCTCCAGTCCGTTGAGAAACTCAACACGGGTTTGAAGATGGAGGGAGCCACCCAGGGTCTCGACAACGTCGCGAATTCCGCAAGGCGTCTGACATTCGGTGAGGCCATCAGCGGCGCCGGAAACCTGATCTCGAACATGAGCGTTCTCGGAGTATCCGGCATCGCAGCACTCGGAGGCATCGCGTCGAAAGCGGTCTCCGTCGGAGCGGATCTGATCAAGTCCCTCTCGATCGAACCGGCGCTCGACGGTTTTCAAGAGTACGAGATGCAGCTCAACTCGGTTCAGACGATTCTAGCCAACACGGCGAGCAAGGGTGAGGACATCAACAGCGTCAACGCCGCCCTGGACGAGCTGAACACATACGCGGACCAGACCATCTACAACTTCTCCGAGATGACTCGGAATATCGGCACCTTCACGGCAGCCGGTGTGGGTCTTAAGGACTCGGTGTCCGCCATTAAGGGTCTGAGCAACCTTGCGGCCGCTTCTGGCTCAACCAGCGCCCAGGCATCAACGGCCATGTATCAGCTCTCGCAGGCTATCGCTACCGGCACGGTTCGTCTTATGGACTGGAACTCGGTGGTCAACGCCGGAATGGGCGGTGAGCAGTTCCAAGAGGCCTTGAAGCGCACTGCTCGCGTTCACGGCGAGGCGGTGGATGAAGCCATCGCGAAAGAGGGGTCCTTCCGCGACTCCTTGCAGGACGGATGGCTCACGTCTGAGGTTATGCTCGAGACGTTGAGTCTTATGACTGGCGACTACTCCGAGGAAGCCATCCGCGCGATGGGCTATACCGAGGAGGAGACCCAGGCGATTATGGAGTTCGCGGAGACCGCCAAAGGTGCCGCAACCCATATCAAGACCTTCTCGCAGCTTGTTGGAACGGTCAAAGAGGAACTGGGCTCCGGGTGGGCCACCACTTGGCGAATCGTTCTTGGCGACTTCGAGGAAGCCGAGCAGCTTTGGACCAGTATCGGAAATGTCATCACGTCCAAGATCTCCGATATTTCCAGCGCCAGGAACAAAATGCTTCTGGAATGGAAGGAACTGGGCGGTAGAGACGAACTCCTGCGAGGCCTGAAGAACTCCTTCGAGGCACTGATCAAGCCCATTCAGGCCATTGGCAACGCCTTCGGTAGGGTGTTCTCCGGACCGTCGGCTCAGGGACTTTACAACGTCACGAAAGCCTTTGCGGACTTCACGGCCACGCTGGTCATGAATGATCGGACGATGGAGGTCATCACCTCAGCGTTCGAAGCTCTGTTCAGTGCCGCTAAGCTCGGTCTTGATATATTCGTCGACCTGGCGAAGATCGTCGGCTCAGTCCTCTTCGGGGCGTTCCACATTCTCACGACCGTTCTCGGTATAGCGATCAGGTCCACCGGCGGTCTTGTCGGGGTCATCCGTGACGCTGTGAACTGGGTGCGAAACTGGTACGAGTCTCTCAATCTGTCAGAGCGCGTGATCACCGCGATCACCAACGCCTCGAACAAGATGGCAGACGCCATGGCTCGCACGGTCACCTGGACCAGACAGCTCGTCGCCGGATTCAAACAGGGGTTCACTTCGGAATACGCCTCTACATGGGATCGTCTCACGGATGCCGTCGAGCGACTGTGGAAGGCGATGAAGATAGCGGGCACCGTCATCAAAGACGTGATCCTGGAGCCTTTCAGGCAGCTCAAGAACGACAGCGGCCCTGTTGGCGACGCGGTGAACGCCGTTGGCACAGCTGTAGGAGCCGCTGGAACCGCTGCAGAGAAAGCGGGTGGATGGTTCGTACAGCTCAAGGATAAGATCGTCGCGTTCTTCCGAGGGGCGGACGAGAATTCCGAGGGATGGGGCAAGTCGTTCGCCGACAAGCTCATTCCCCTGACGGACCAGCTCATCGACAAGATCGATCGTCTCTCCGACCGCACTATGGTGTGGGGGAACACGATTGCGAACTGGGTCTCTCCGCGCGCTCAGGCATTGGCCAAGCACGTTGACGAGCTCAGGTCAAAATGGAGTGACTTCAAAGAAAGTCTCGGGGACGTCGACTTCTCGTGGACCGATAAACTGAAGTCCGCAGTCGCCGCAGTAGGCTCCGGCATCGGTAACGTGTTCTCCGGCATGAAGTCCGGAAGCATCGATTGGTCCCCGTTCGCCAAAGCGTGGAACGATCTTAAAGAGATCGTCTCGCATTACACCGAGCGGGTGAGAGGCGCCATTTCAGTGACGTCTCAGTTCGTCAAGAATCTGGATCTGGGGGACAAAGTCTCATCCGGGTGGTCGAACTTCCTCGGCCTGCTGAAGAACATCATCGGGTTCCTCTCCAAGCTCGGAGAGTTCGCGGTATTCGTCGGCGGTAAGATCAAGAACGCGCTCGAACCGATTTTCGGCGGAATCCTCAATCAGTTCAAGAACGGCGATTGGCAGGGCCTCTTCGACAACCTTGTGAAGGGCGGTGCTCTGGCCACATTCGTCGTCCTGGCCAAGAAGGTGACAGACACCCTCAAGGCCATGAAAGAGACGTTCGAGGGCTGGGCCGGAATCGGCGACAGCGTTAAGGGCGTCATCGACGGATACGCTGAGAGCATGGAGGCAGCCACCGGTAAGGTGAAGGCCGAAACGCTTCTCATCTACGCGGCGGCTATCGCGGTCCTGGCGGCATCCTTGTGGGTCCTGGCTCAGGTTCCCGCGGAAAGTGTCATGGCCTCCGGAATCGCCATCGGCGTTGCATTCACGGCCATCACCAAGGCCATGGAGAAGATGAACGACTCCATGAGCGCCGTATCGTCCGGTAAGATGATCATTCAGGCAGCCGGCTTGATCCTGGTCTGCACGAGTATCATCATCCTCGGACATGCCATGCAGAACGTCGCTTCTCTCGGTTGGGGCGGGATCATGAAAGGCCTTGTCGGGGTCGGAGCGGCTATCGGCATGCTGGTTGTCCTGGCGAACACCATGGGATCTCCGCGTCAGCAGACGAAGTTCATATCGTTCGGGCTGGCTATGAACCTCATGGCCGCGGCAACGCTCGTCATGACCAAGGTCGTCAAGAATCTTGGGGAGATGGATACCGGGAGCCTCATTCAGGGAGAACTGGCTCTGGCGGCGCTGCTCGTCATCGTCGGAATCTACGCCGAGATCTCGAACAAGAAGGTCAGCATCGGTTCGGCCTTGGCGTTCCTGGCCATCGCCTACGTCTTGAAGCAACTGAGCGGCATTATTTCGGTATTCGCGTCAATGCCGTGGTCCGATTACCTCAAGGGCGTCGTCATGATGGGACTGGTGCTCGCCGGACTCATCGTTGCGATGAACTTCAGCGACTCCAACATCACCGGTGCTGCCACTTTGATGATTGCGGTCCTCGCCGTCAAATTGGCAGCTTCTGAGATAGCCAACATCGCCTCCATGGACTGGGGGACCTATCTCAAGGGTGTCACCATGATGGGACTGGTGCTCGCAGCTTTGGCTATCGCCACCACTCTTGCGGACGGTGGGATTCTTGGAGCTGCCGGCATCATCCTGACGGCCCTGGCCATCCAAATCCTAGTCCCAGCACTCCAAGCACTGGCCGACATGTCATGGGGCGAGATGCTTGAAGGGCTTACGGGTCTTGGTCTGGCTTTGGCCGTCGTGGTCGTCGCGGGGTACGCGGCAACCGGTGCAGCTATCGGACTCCTGGCTCTAGGAGTGGCCATCGGACTTATCGGTGCGGGCGTCGGTCTAGCAGCCATCGGTCTAGCAGCGTTCATCGAGGCGCTCACGGGGCTCTTGTCTCTCGGCGGTCAGAGTGTCGAACTCTTCCTGCAACTGTGTCAGGGTCTGATCGACATGCTGCCCTCGCTCGGCACAAACGCCGCGCAAGCGCTGATCAACTTCTGCCAGGTCCTGGTCGACAATCAGCAGACTGTCGTCGACACTATCACTTTGCTGATGACGGCTATCGCTCAGGCCGCGATCAACTCGACCCCGACCATCGTCGAGGCGTTCGGCACTATCACCATGGCCATCCTCAACAAGTTCGTTGAGCTGACACCGGGTGTGACGCAGGCCGCGTTCGACATGATCATCGGGTTCATTGACACCTGCACGGCGAACATGCCGACCTTGGTATCCTCTGGTGCGAACCTGATTCTGTCCTTCTTGCAAGGGTTGAACGACTGGATTCCGACGATCGCTGATGCTGCCACGACCGCCATCGTGACCTTCATCACGGCCATCGGCGACAACTCGCCCAGGGTGGTTAACGCCGCGTTCGACACCGCGATCAAGTTTATCAACGGTCTTGCGGACTCTATTCGCAATAACAAAGATCGTTTGTATGACGCGTGCGGGAACCTGGTGGACGCCATCAAGGGGTTCATCATGGAGGGCATCGAACGAATCAAGAGTCGCATCAAGTCGAAGGCCGGAGAACTGGGTAGTCACCTGGTTGACGGTATCAAGAACGCCATTCGAAACGGAATTTCGGGAGTCGTCAACCAGATCAGGGACTTGGCCAACCGGGCCATTGCCAAGGCGAAAGATTTCTTCGGAATTCACTCGCCTTCCAGGGTCTTCTACGAGATCGGCCAGTACAACATTCAGGGTCTGGCTAACGGTCTTAGGGACTCCGGTGAGGCGATCGGCGCTATTTCCGACCTGAGCGACACTTTGACCGGGTCGATGAAAGCCGCTATGGACAATCTCGACTACTCGAGTTACCTCGACGAGTCGACCCTGAGTCCCGAGATCAAACCGGTGATGAACCTGGATAACATCACCGAGGGCGTCGACCAGATGCAGCAGCTCCTGAATCAGGACAGTCTTGTGGCGCCGGTAACGGCACAAATGGCTTCGCAGGCGGCCGCACAGCCTGCCGTCA